CGGTGCTGGACGAAGGAGGTGGGAAGTTCTTCGCCACCTGGCTCGTGATGTCCCCGAACGTGTACACCACCGTTGGGAACTGGATCGTCGTCTCCGAGCTCGCCCCGTAGTAGACATAGACCTTGACGTAGTCGACGCCGATCGATTTCCCCGGGGTCCCGAACGACAGGACCAACATCAGATTGCCATCGAACTCGGTATCCACGAGAGCGACACTGCCATCGGTCGGGAACCAGCGGTCCGTGGGTCCCCCGAGCGTGAGGGTGGTGGGGGATGCGGAACTGGAACTGAGGATGTACCCGGACTTGGAAGCTGTGCGCGGTGGTGATGGTCCGCCCCCGATCCCCGTCTTACCGCCGACGAAAGAACCATCTGATTTCCTCTGCCCGAGCGTGGCTTGGATTTGCCCCGGCGCAGCACCCGAACTGATGTACCCTTGGATCTCCACCGCGATACCGCGGATGTTCCCTGCCACCCCACTCAGCGTGAACCCGTACACCCCCTGCCTCTGGATGTCGCGGACCGGGGGGGACCCCAAGGCTGCCACCGTAGCCGAGGCATACACGCCGTTGTCCGTTGACATGCTCGACGCACTGGCCCAATCGCCGTAGTTCGCTCCCGAGTTGAAAGCCGTCGCTAAGGAAGACGCCGAAGCTGTCGCGATGGTGTCGGCGTGAGCCGAGACACCGGACCCGACCTCGGCGATCATGAACCCGGCCGGATAGAGCTTGTCCGTCAGCACGTCCTTCTTGGCGCTCCGGTAGATGCGCCAGTGAGTCGAGATGCCGTTCCGGAAGACTGGCGGCTGGATGGTCGGGACCACCGAGGTCGCAGAAATCAGCGTCGTCGTCACCCCCGAGTCCGACGAGAACGCCGACTCAAGCGTGAGGTCCGCTCCATCCTGCGTGGTTTTCGCCACCTCCGTCGTCCAATACTCGTAATATCCGGTCACATCCTGCGCGAAGAACCCGCCGCCCGCCGTCGTCACCGATGGAGCCGCGACGACTGGCAACATACCGTGCTGGCGGGACGAAGGTGTCGTACCCACCGCCGTGGCAGACAGGTAGATGACTTGGTTGGAACCGATGGAGTCGGTGTCTGCCGTGGCCCCGTTCATCAGGAAGAACCGGTTCCGGTACTGGGTGACCTCCAGCGAGGTCCCCGCCGTGATGTCCACGAGGTCGGAGAACGTGCCCGTGTCCCCCACCGTGGCGAATCGGTACTTGGCCCCGACCCCAGCGACCAGATAGTGGTCCCCATTGTCGAAGTGCATGTCCCGGAGTCCCCAGACTCCCGTGGCGGCGGCAGAGGCAGCGCCGAACACCGCTCGCCCCGTGGCGCGCTCCAGAGCCGAGGACCCGTTCCGGTACACCATGTTCCGGATGTCGGAGAGTTGCCCCGGCTTCAGGAACGCGGGGTCAACGTCGGTGACGACCCCGCCGGTCAGGGGCTCCGCGCGCCGTCCCATGGGTCACGCATAATCCCACGGGAGTACCCGTGTGTTGGCGTCACCCCACACCTGGTACGCGAACTGGCCGGGGATGAACGCCAGGTCCTCGTCTGGCTTCCGAGTCTGGTCCTTGATCATCGTCGCCAAGCCCTCCTGAGAGAGCGCGAACCACGTCCGCATCTGCTCCCCGCGCCCTTCCCCCTTGTCCGTCAGGAAGTGCCACTTCGCCCACGACATCAGGTAGGGCTCGTAGTCCTGCGGGATGTCCACCACGTCCGCCGTCGCCGTGGTCGCCGGGATCGACATGCGACGGTAGTAGCGCATCAGCAGCACGTCCGACGTGGCCGGGGGCGGAAGCATCCGGATCTTCCCCCTGGCTCCGACCGCGAACAGGTCGTAGTTGGTCGTCGTCGAGGTCGTCTGCTCACTCGTGATGGAGCGGTCGTAGAACCGCCTCCCTGTGGACCGCAAAGTCCGCTGCGAGGACAGGAGACGGATGCTGTACTCCCGCTTCCAGTCGCTGGGCAGGTCGTACATGTCCCGAGTGAACTCCCCCGAGACGACCGTGACGCCGGCTGAGAACCCGGTGACGGTGCCGTAGATACCGAACCCGGATGCTGCTGTCGCCGAGACACGCACACCAACGGCGAACCCGGAAGCGACGATGAAGTCGTCCACCGAGATGCCGTGCCCAGCCGGAGCGGCGGCAGAAGCCTGTCCGGCTGAAGCCGAGACCCCCGTGACCGTGAACGGCGCGAACACCCGCACCACGTTCGCTTCGGTCAGCATGAAGTCCCAGTTGGCGCGGTTATTGAAGTGCTGGAGTGCTGCGAACAGGGAGCGCCCGGCCCGGGCCGTCATCTCCGTGTCCCCGGAGGCCCCAACGGTGTCCGCGATCTCCTGGCAGGCGGCGCTAACCGCTTTCGTTGAGGGCTGGAACAAGGCCATCCGTGACTTCTCCGTTCTGCTCCGCTTCCTGCTCGGCGCGGTCGGCTGCCTCGATCTCCTCCCACTGGGAGTCGGAGACCCGTGGCTGCTCCAGATGCCGCTCTGCCCGGATGCGCTCCCAAGACGCTACGATCTCCGGGACCCGCTTCACCGCGTCCCGGTTCTCACTCACCCAGTCCTTAGCGTTCGCCGCCAACTGCTTCCGGTAGGTCTCGTTCTCGATCAACGTGCAGAGCTTCTCCTCGAACTCCTCCGGGGTCCCGAACATCAGAGCCGTCTCTCCATCCACGATCTCAGACCGGTATGCACCCGTGTTCTGAGCCAGAGTCGCAGCCGGCTTCCGGAGCACCGACGCCTCGTAGAACTTGATCCCGGAACGGCAGTCGTTGAACACGTTACTCGAGAGCGGAGCCAGCGAGATGTCGTGACCCATCATGCACAGCCGGAGCTTGTACTCCTGGTACGCGCACCAGTTGTGGAACGTGTACCGGTGCGGCGGGATCAACTCGTTCACCCACGGGTACTGGGCCCCCCAGATGATCCAGTGGACCTGCGGGTACTTCTCGGTGATACGACCCAGCTGCTCCCGGAGCGGGAACCAGTCCTCGTAGTGGGCGATACCCCCCTGCCAGAGGATCTTGACCTTGCCCGTGTCCTCGTGCAGCGCCACCTGCGGGTAGTGGTCCAAGCGGACCAGGTTGGGGAAGGTGCGGATGCGGCGCGTGGTGACCTCGCGCTTCACGCAGGCTTCCACATGCGGGGTCGAACACTGGACCTGGTCTGCCATCTCCAAGATGGTCCGCCAGCTCGAGATGGTCTGGCGGTTCTTGGACAAACTGAACCCGTTCTCGCCGTCCCTCCACAACACCTTCCGCTCCCCGTTCTGCACCACACCGATGTGGTGCCCGAGCGGGATCAAGTTGCCGTTCATGTCCTTGATGCCGAGGCTCTTGAATGCTTGGTTCAGAGGCGAGACGTTGAACAGATTGTCGTCCGTCTCGACGACCACCGTCGGCCCCCACTTCCAGTCTCCATCCCGCTTGGAGGGCAGGAACCCCTGCACCCCGCGGATGTTGTGGATCGGCTGCTCCCCGATGGGCTGGTAGAGCAGGATCAAATCCGCATCGCAGAACTGGCGGATTCTCTCCTGAGCTGGGACCCCAGCATCGTTGTTGTCGATGATGGATTTGATCGGCAGCCCGAGCATGTCCGCCGTCTCCAGCGGGACGGAGCATCGGTAGTAGAAGGAAGCTGTGTGCCGGTGGGGGATGAGAGTGTAAACGGTGAGTGGCTTCATGGGGCGACCACTGGGTCAGTCACTGGCCCGGCCGAGTTGTCCCCGGCGTCCGCGAGTGGCACATCGACAGCGTCCCAGCCCTCGACCGTTTCTGGACCGCCCGGGTAGTCGATACCGAGCGCCGAGAGCGGCAGTTTGAGCTCGTCCTTCGCCGTCATCCGTCCCCCGTTACGGCGCTGGTAGGTCAGATACTGGGGGTACCGGTCTAGGAGCGCGTAGAAGGTCTTCTTGTCCCGGAGTACTTCCGGGTTCGCTAGTTTCTGGGCCAGCATAATCGGAACGTTGACGAACGAGGCCACACGACGGAACTCCTGCCCCTTGTGACCCGTGCCGTCATCCGCGTCACGCAGCGCCTTGATGCCATCGAACTTGGGGCCGTAGTAGTCGGGGGCCGAGCGCATGAGCAGGTCGGGGTCAAAGAATTTCTCCAACTCGACCTGAGGTTTCGTGATGAAGATGGTGCCGTCCGGCCCCATCAGTCGGCACCACTCTCGAACACACTCGGGTCCCCGCCTGTGGTCGCGGTCGGGTCCGAGATGTCGGTTCCCGAACCGGTCCCGCCGCCCGTGGGCATGAAGTCCGGTGTCGCGCTCGAAGCGTGTGGCCGGTGCTTATCGGAGTCGAGATGGACCGTGCTCGGGACCGCGCCAGAGGTCTCCGTACTGAGGACCGGCTGGCTCGAGCCGGAACTCGGGACCGGAGGGAGCGCGTCCGCCCGGTTCCCACTCGTGCCGCCCTTGAAGACGACTCCCATGTTGCCTCCTACGCGCCCGGCTTGCCGGGGTTCGGGTCTGCGTTCCTCGTTGCGCGGCTCTTCGTCTCTCGTGTCGCGTCAGGATGCGAGAACCCCACCGACTCTGGACCGATGCTCGGGACCCCGAGCGAGCCGGGCCAGCCGTCCGGTGTACACCCGGGGAGCCTACCCACGGCCCCGCCCGATACCCCCGGCGCCACATCGAAGCCAGCGATGCTCCCGCCACCCTCGATCTGCGTCGGGTCCCAGCCCTTCTGCTTGCTCATGATGCGGAGCGCCTTGCTCTGATCCCCGCGTGCCATGGGACCTCCTAATCGTAGACGACGGTGAGGTTCGCGCTGGCGCAGTTCGCACCGGTCGTCAGACCCCACGTCATCCCGGAGACGTATGAGAACGGCATGTTGACTTCGTAGACGAACGGCCCGGACGGGAACACCTGCCCGCTCGCTTCGGACGATGCGAACCCGAACGGGAACTGCCCGATGGCCGAGGATGTCGCCGAGGCCCCGGTTCCGGTGCCGTCGTAGAGCACGACCTTCGCCAGTGTCGCCGACCCGAGCGCCGTGCAGTAGGGAGCGATGATGACCCGGCGGACCGTGGTCTTGCGGTTGGTCGGGACCACGACGGTGAAGAACGTGTTCCCCGCAAGCACCGGGTCCTGTACCGAGTTCCCGTTCGGGCCCGTGAATGAGGTGACCGCCACTTGAGTGCTCCTTCCTGCTGAGACGGTGGGGTGCCGGTCCCCACGCCAGAAGGCCGCTTCTGAACGCTTCCGGCACCCCTGCCCGTCAACTACTACCCGTTGGTCACACCCGTCATGGCCGCCCACGAGGACGGATGATCGAGCTGAAGCGTGCACTCCATGAGCACGATGCCGCGCGTGTGGTCGCCGCCCTTGCCCATCGGCTTGTGCTGCGGAGGGCGGAAGAAGGCGACCTTCGCCATCGAACGGTCGCCGATGTAGTAGGCACCGAGAGCCGACGATGTGGAAATCGGGATGAAGCGATCGGTGATGACCGCGTACAGCTGGTTGAACGGCGTCTCGAACACGTCGATGTTCGCCACCAGCCGCTGGTCGGTCGCCGCGATGTTCCGCACGTTGCCCGAACCCGAGGACACGGTGGCGTTCACGAACTGCCGCTTCGACGCCGGCGCGAACCAGATGGAATCCGGCTCCGCCCCGTTCTCGAACAGGGTCTGCGACAGCGTGACGATGTCCGCTGTCGTGACACCACCCGAGGCCGATGACGAGGTCGTGATGCCGAACCCACGGAACCCGGCCATGAGGGGGGCGTTGGTCGCAGCCTCCGCACCCGTCGCCGACCCCGTGGAGTTGACCGCCCAGAGACGTGCCTCGCAGTTCCTGGCGATGACCTTGAACTCCTTCATCACCTGGTGCTCGTACATGTCCCGGATGCCCGCCGGATTCGCTGCCCGCTCACGGTCCGACACGGCGACGTGACGCGAGAAGATCTGCGTGCCATTCACGAGGCGACCGGGCGAGGTCAGCGTGTCACCGCTGAAATCGACCGCCTCGATGACACCGGCGGTGGATGTGGCTGCGAGCGTGTCCACGGTCCACGAATGGACCACGTCCTTCGCCCGGAGCTTCGGTGCCGACGAGAACATCGGCGTCTGGAATGAATCGAGGATGGTGACGACATCCACCAGGTCCTCGTGGTGAGCCCCCGTCGCGTTGGGGAAGAACCCAACGTCGAAGGTCGAGAGCACGCCAGCGAGTGTGCCCTGTGTCCCCGGCATGTCCTTATGCCTCCAGACGAGGTCTCGACCAGCGGTGCTGCTACTGGCTCAGGAACTCGTCACTGATGACGTTTCGGAGCCGTGCCTTCGCGTAGGCCGCCGCGTCCCGGCTGGAACCCGTCTTCTGGAAGCGCTCGAAAGCCTCCCGGATGGCGGAATCATGGTCGGGCCCGCGCCGGCCGTCACCGGCACGACTCGTCGGGATGGCCGCGTCCGCCGGGCTCTCTCGGGTGCCGCCCGCAGGCGCCCCCGCTGCCCTTCGACGCGTCTCTCCGAACTTCAAGAAGGCGTACTCCATCGCCCCTTCCGGGTCCGCCGAGAACATCTTCGGGTACCGCACGGACAACTCCGGATCGGTGTTGATGTAGTGCGCCACGTCGACCTCGAACTGGATGTAATCCGGATGCTCCGACACCACCTTGCCTCGTGCCTGGATCCCCTGCGAAATGGGCTCCAGCGCCGCACGAACCTCACCACGCACCATGTCCCGCATGTCGCTCACCGGGAGCCCGAACTCCGTCAGGCGCTCCTCGGGGCTCGACTGCCTGCGGTCCGGGACGGATTGGCGCCCGTTCGGGGACGCTCCGCCGTTGGTCAGGAACTGGGCCAGCAACTCGTCCCGCTTCTGCAACTCGTCGCGGAGACGCTTCGCTTCCGAACCGCTCTCTCGGTACCCCTTCACGAGTGCATCCACGTTGGGGTACCCGGCGAGATCGGGGTTCAGGACCTGGTCTGGGTTCAGGTTGTCGGGTGTGTCGGGCATGACTGGATTCCTTTCCGTGCTACGGGTTCGCCGCAGCCGTTCCTGCGTTCGATTCCTGGCGCTCGAGTTCGTCGAGCTTCCGGTTGTGGTCGTACACGTTGAGTTCGTTGTACCAGCACACCACCATCCAGTTGCAGTCTCGGATGATGGCCCGCAGTACATCGTCCTCGGTATCGAAGTCGGTGTTCTTGAACTGTTCCGCTCGTTCAGAGCGGGACAGCGTCAGGGCTTTCACTGCGCTCCGGCCTCGGTTCTCGATGGCCGGTCGGATGACATCGTTCCACCCACTGCTCTGGAGCACAAGCCGTATCTTCTGAGACTGCTCGTCGTTCAGCATCTGTCAACCTAGAGACGGCATCAGCCCTGACGATGCCGTCTGGTTGAGCCGCCCCAGAATCTCGGGCGACAGTTGGTCCAGCGGAGACGACACGACGGAAGCCACCATCTCCGGACTCACGCCTCCCTCTTGAGCGATCTGGTTCACCGCCGGGACCTGCCGCACCAGCAGTTCATCCACGTTCTTGAAGTCGAACAGGTCGAACGCCTGCCGTGCGAAGTTGCCCCAGTTCACGAGTTGCATCAGCACCTGGTTCGCCGACATCATCTGCAACAGGGCAATCAAGTTCTGCTGCCGGATGGAGCGCCCGAGCATCTGGCTCGCTCCGACAGCCCGAGCTCGGTAGTCGGGGACCAGGTCGTCGTAGTCGAGGGTCGCCGATTCCTGCTCATAGGGGAGCCCGGTGGTCGGGTTGGTGGTGGCGAGGCTGCCGAGGATGCGGACCTCGTGGGGCATCGACAGCCACTTCCGGTCCATGTCCCGGAACGAGTTGGCCAGCGGCTCGATGAACCCCTCCTCAGCGATACGGGACTCCATCGTGAGCCGGGTGAGCGCGTTCTCCTGCCGAGCCAGCACCCCGCGAGCCGTCTCCCGAGTGTTCCCCGTGATGCCGCCGAGCAACGTCTCCGTCTCCCCGGTCCCCAACTGCATGAACTGGAACAGCTGGGAGATCTCGGCGTAGGCCGCCTGCAACCCCCGCATGTCCGGGGTCAGGGGCCGGATGACCGATTCGTCGGCAGCACCGTCCACCAGGATGATGCGCCCGGCGCGCGTGAACAGGTGCTGGGTGTTGATGTTCGCCTGGGACGATGCGACGTACATCGGGTCGATCAGGTGGTCGATGGCGTCCAGTTTCTGGTTCGCCAGCCGGTTCGCCGTCTGCTGCGGACCGAACGCCACTTCGGTCTTCGCAACGCCATCGAAGCTGTACGGGTCCGGCATCGGGCAGTAGGCGAAGAACGGCTTCTGGTACCCGAGCGGTCCCTCGCGGTCCTTCAACACCACGCGGCCGTTGGCCACGGCGATGCAGCGGTGCCGGATGTTGTCCGTGACGAACTCGCGCGGGACCAAGCCGTGCATCTCGATGATCTCGACTGGCTTCCCGAACCGCTCCTGCTGCCGGGCCTGGTAGTCGTACTCGCTCCGGAACACCACCCGCCTGCGGGCGAACGACTCCTGAGAACTGCTGCCCATCGGGAACGCCTTCAACCGCATCACCGCCTCGCGGTCGAAGTACGGGGTCTCGCTGTTCACGTCGTCCCACAGGTCGTCCCAATCGACGTAATATCGGTGACAGACCCACCCCATGTCGTCGATGCGGCTCCGGCCGGGCTGCTGGCCGAAGTCCAGCCGGTCCACCGTCTCCCAGATGGGCCCGTCGAACAGCGTGGTCTCCTGCTCCCTCACCACCGGTACGGAGAACCCCGGAGCCACCTGCTCCATCCGCCGGGTCCGGGTCATCCGCCGCAACGTCTTCCAACCAATGCGTGCGATGCCTGTCCCGCAGATGTCCGCTTGCAGGAAGAAGTCCACGGCTTTCAGGACCGAACTGGCGTCCTTCATCTGCGCCGAGATCAGTACCTCGTTCTTCTTCGCGCGAGCCACGTCCTCTGGGGCGTACCCCTCGAACGAGACGATGGGCCATGCGCCGAACGAGGTCTGCACCTTCCGAGCCACGTCGCTCTGGATCATGGCGAAGGTGAACGGGATGTTCACGTTGTTGCGGAATGCCGCGAGTCGGCCCTGCCAGACCCCGCGGTAGGCGTCGTACCAGCGCTGGAGCTTCCCCAGGTACGCCTGGTTGTAGTTCTGGGAGTGCTTCCAGCGGGAGTCCACCAACTCGATCTTGCGGCCTTCAGAAACACCTTGACCCCGGGCCTCGCGTGAGGCACCGGGCATCCCTGGCGTCGGACTGGCGGAGCCGAGTTGGACCATCCGTGGTTCCTCCGACGCGGGAGGCTACGACACCGCCTGCTCCGTGTCCACGGGCAAGCTCAGGAGCCACCTGTCCCGCCACTTCGGCCAAGCCCGCCGGAGCCCGATCTCCGTCTCGTTCAGCTGGCTTTCACCAAGGTTTGCCCATATTACCTTGGGTAGATTCTCGCCGATGGGGTCGTGGACCCGAATGGCCGGGACCTTCAAGAGCCCGGCCAGCACCACGGGGGAGGAGCCGACAGCGATCATGGCCCGGGCCCCGGCGATGTGCCCGGCCAGTTTCAGGAAGTCGCCTTGGTCGTCGAACTGGAGCCACTCGGGGTAGGTGCGGAGCCCCACCTCCCGGTCCTGCTCGGTACCCACGAACACGATCTCATCGAACATCGTCTCCAACTCGGAGCGGATTCCAGAGAGGAACTTCCAGAACGTCGGGGTGTTCCGGGTGTGGGCGTAGACCGCCTGCCCGTGGAGCACGACCCGGTTCGCCTGCTGAGTCTCTGGGACCACGATGCTCGGCTCGCTCGCCAGCGTATCAGGAGTCACCTCCACCGGGACCCGAGCACTCTGGAGACACTCGAGAGTCAGTTGCCGGACCGGGAACCCCCGGAGTCCAAGATGGTAGATGACGTGCCCCTCGAACGCCGAGGTCGGCAGGTTCATGTGGAACGGCTGCCCACCGCAGTTCCAGTGCTCGACCCCACCCATTAGTTTCACCGCCGATACGTTGGGCTGCGCTGAGAACAACGGCACCAGCGGCTTGCAGGTCTTCTCGTCCATCCAGCACTCGAACGACTTCCCCGACTGCTTGGCCCAGTGGTATGCGATGGGCCACTGGTGCAGGGCATCGCCGAGCTTGCCTGGGAACGTCATGACGGTGCTCATGTATCACTCCTGACGTAGAGGTTGTCGTAGTGCAGCCTATCGGTGATCTCGTAGCCTGGGATGGCGATGGCGTTTTCCGTCCACTCCTCCAGCACGATGACCCGCGGCTTCCAGCGCTCGACCGTGAACCCGGACATGACCTCCCGCTCCCAGCCCTCCACGTCCACAGTCAGGTAGTCGAGCTTCGGGAACCCCGCCTCATCGAGCAGCCGGTCGAGAGTACGGACCTTGACCTTGACGATGTTCGGGTGTGCCCCGCCACCTCCGTGCCGGCTCCTGACCCCGAGGCAGGACTGGCTCGCCCACGGCGATGCCCCCGTGATCCCGAACTCGTGCTCATCGCTGTCCTCTGCCCCCGCCGCGACTTCCAGCCACAGCTTCCTGCGCGATCTCCCTATCTCTGCAAGGTCCGGGTTCGGCTCGATACACAACACCGTCCAGCCCTTCTCCTCGAACAGCAGCGAGTTCGAGAGGTAGTGTCCGTCGTTGGCCCCGACATCGCAGACGTGGCCAACGAAGTCGCCGAACAACTCCTCCACTCGCTTGTCCACGCCGTTGTCCGAGCGGTAGATGTTCATTGGCTGCGTTCCTTGTTTTCAGCAGCGACGATGGCGCGCTTGAGCTTGGTTGTGATCGTCCTGCGCTCGGCGATTGCGAAAGACAAGAACGCCATCGCATCCGGTTCTGTCCTCGATGGAGCCACCTGCGGCAACTGATGGTGGCGGATGAGGAACTGTTTGTCGGTTGCGTATTCTATCTTCGATGCCTCGCCGAGCATCTCAACAACCGTGTCCCAGCAGAAGTGGTGGACGCCTGGATGGACGAAGTACCCCACAATGCCGATCCATTCCTTGCTGACATACGGGAAGTTGACCCATGGCCCATGCGCGTGGTCGGGGGAGACGACACCAATACGCCCCGGGAACCGCGTGAACGCGTCCACCAAGTAATCGTCCCACCCGGGGGTCGAGAACTCGCTGTCGTCCGTCATCAGTCCATAGATGTCGTAGCCCGGGAATATCTCTAGCAGCGTTCTGTAGGACTGGGCCGCTCCGATCCTTGGCCTCCCGATGTGGAACCTGACCCTGTCCCCGAGTTCCGCCTGCCAATCGCACAGATGCAGGTAGTCATGGATCTCATCGGAATCAACGTATACCAGCATCGTCGCATGAGAGGATGTCCCCCGGAAACTGTCCATCATGCGCTTGAACTCTTGGGGCCGACTTCTCGTTGGACACAAAGCCGCGACCTTCACGCCCCGTTCCTAACCCAAACATCGTTGTGAACATTCCGGGCGATCTTCTTGTACCCCTCGGACTCCATGAACGTGTCGATGGGTCCGACCTTGTCCCAGCACTCCGTCACCACCACCTTCGGGTGCCACTTCTCGAGGTCGCAGCCGTTGAGTACCTGGAGTTCCGTGCCTTCGGTGTCCACGCAGAGAAGGTCAAGCATCGGGAACTCCCATTTGGTGAGCAGTTGGTTCACCGTCGAGACAGGCACCATGATGGTCTTCCACGTCATCTTCTCCCCGGGTTCGGTGCCTGGGGTCCGCTTGGGCCTGCGGAGCGCTGAGTAGGCTTCTGGGTTCTCCTGATGGATGTGGAACTCGGAAAGCCCACCAT